AAGAATCTGGATATGTGCCTACCCCAGATACGATGAATCACAGGGACGGCAAGAATCTGAGGAAAGACACGAATATCAAAGAGGGTGGGATGCACGGAGTGAGCCTACATCACTTTGCAACGATGTGGCCAACTCCGAACACGAGCGACAGATTAAATGCAAACCCAAAAATACACGAAGCTATAGAAAGGCACAAAAAAAAGGGTGTCAACAAACAAGTTGGGTTGCGGGAAGCAGTGAAAATGTTCCCGACACCGAACACAATGGACCATCTCCCACCGATGGACAAAGAGAAAAGATTGAATCATCCAAGCCGACCAGGAAGAAAAGTATCGGGGAACTTAAGAGAAGAAGTGATTTACAGGATGTTCCCGACACCAAGCTCGAGCGACCAGCACAGCCCACAAGGGAATCAGGTACACAAAAACTCAAGCGGATACACAATAATAAGACAAGGGACGGGGGTACAATTCGGAGCAAAATTAGCGGATGCGGTGGATTCCGAAGAAGAGGGGGACTACAAAACGGTTGGACGATTGAACCCAAATTGGGTTTGTTGGCTGATGGGCTATCCACAGGATTGGGTGGATATTGGGACAGAGAACCAGACATCCCAAGAGTTGCAACAGGAATCAAAGACAGAGTCAGCAAACTTAAAGGACTCGGAAACGCCGTAGTGCCGCAGGTAGCAGCCTTGATAATGGAGAAAATTAAAGATGCAGAGTTTAGACGAGTTCATCAAACTAAAGACAAATGAAAAGAATACAGATAACAGTCCTAGGTAATCCAAAGGCATTAAAACGCCACCGGCACATCAAGTCAGGTCATACATACGATCCGAGCAAGGCTGACAAGCAGGATATTGCGGTGGTGATTCAGCAGCAGGCACCGGATATTTTGCCACAAGGACCGGTTACGCTGGATTTGTGGTTTTATATGCCAATACCAAAATCTTGGCCGAAGTACAGGAAAGCGAAAGCAGAAAAAGAGATAGTGCCACACGCGATTCGTCCGGATCTCAGCAATCTCGTCAAGCTGGTGGAAGACGCTGCCAATTCCATACTGTACGCTGATGATAAGCAGATCGTAAGAATTAGAACCTCAAAGCACTATTCGCTAAAACCAAGAACGGAAATCATAATGAATTGGAGTTTTGACAATGAACATACAATCAATTAAAGTAATAATTCCAAGTAGCGTGGAAGAATGTGATATACTGATCCATGATCTCCAGGCAGGCTACATAGCAGCCAAAGAAACTAAAGATAAACTTGGTGTACAGATCCGCCAGCAGATTATTGACCTGGTTGTGGAGATCAAGGAAGACATCAAGAATATGGCAGAATGAATAACAAAACGGAGGATCCAAAATGGCAGGAAAAGGTGAGTTCAAACATAAAAACAATACTGGAAGTATCTTCAAGAACGATTACAAGAACGAGGACAAACATCCGGATATGACTGGTACAGTGAACGTGGAAGGCATCGAGAAAAATGTTGCTGCTTGGCGTAATACCACAGATTCCGGCAAGGAATATCTCAGCTTGAGATTTTCTGATCCACAAGACAAGTAAGATCTGTTCTGGATAACATAAAGGTAAGAAGTAATGACAAGTCATAGTTGGCACTAAGATCCAGATGGACCTCTACCTCGCGGATAAAAATTGACGGCTCGGTCACACCACACAACCCTACCTCAGACGTGTGTTCTCTCGCAATGGTACACAGTCTCCCAGGCCGAGCCGTCATAACTATTCTATGGCAACCAAAATAAAGCACCCAAAGTATTTCCGAGATCTCGACCTGGCACAAAGGCACCTGGCCTACGGAGATAACTGTCCGTGCCTGGACATTGATTATCTGCTGGTGGAGTACAGTCACTCTATTCCAGTGGCAATAATAGACTATAAATATCACTTAGCACCAGAGCCACCGCCCACCAGTTCAGCAAGTTACAAGGCTATGACTAAGCTATGCGATAATGCCGGGCTACCGTTTTTCACTGCATATTACTGGCGTAATCCTTTTGCGTATAGAATTTATCCAGTAAACAGATCCGCAAGAGAAAGGATCTCTGGCGAGTTCAAGGATATGTCAGAAAAAACATATATCAAATGGCTGTACTGGTTGCGTGGATTATCGCTGTCCAAAGAAAAGATCAACATAAGTCTGTCTGATATGATGCCGAATGAGATTGATGATGAGCAGTAAAGCCAAGACCAATCCCAACACACGTAGCCAGACCATTATTGAAACTTATGAGGATGTTATGAGCTCTATATTGGAACGTGGTGATAAAATACCAAGGATTATACTCAAACGGTATCTGATGTTATTGAATAAAGCTGACTGCCGCCGATACGATAATACCATAATCGGCATATATGCGAAAGTGATCCAGCAGCTGCTGAAAGAGAATAAACCAATAACAGCCGAAACAGTAAATAGCCTGGCAGGACGGGTTTATGAAAAACAGATGAAATAGACGAGCAAATAGATATACAAAAAACGAATGTTTCCACGACGATAACTATTCTCAACTACGATAAATACCAATCAACAAATAGACGAGCAAATAGACGAGCAAACGAACTGCAGACGGAACGCAGACAGACACCTAACAATAATGATAATCATGTTAATAATGAAAAGAAGAGAGAGAGTTAATCATAAAAACGCGCTCTAATTTAGCGTATATGGACGTTTCTCAACCTAAGTCGAAACCAGGTATAGCCCAAAAACTAAATAAGATCTATACTGGAAATTATATTGATATTACATCAGATTGGCCCGCTAATTGTGTTGACATAGCAATAACATCACCACCGTTTAATGTTGGAAAAAATTATGGTTTTAAGTTTAGTGACAAAAGAATGAATTATAGTAATTGGCTCACGACTGTAGGTTGCGAACTTGAACGCCTGGCAAAAAATGCAGTTTACATTTTCATCAACCAGGATAATATGTGGACAGTCCAAAAGTCACTCATGGGATTTCACCAATGGCTATTCTGGCACAAGCCGAACTCTGGTGCAGCAGGCAGGAACGCAAAAAGATTTGGATGGACCAGGACCATAATACCAATAGCTATGAGCTGGCCGCATAATACAATGGAAATGGATAAGGTACCTGGTGCCACAACCTTCGATCTGATCAGTGCTGTTGGACCGCAGACAAATTACAATGGAGATCTTAAACGTTTACATCTTGCACAGGATCCTGTTGACGCTTACAGGCCACTGATAGCAAGAACACCAGGTAATATCGTATTCGATCCATTTATGGGATCCGGAACAACAGCAATAGCCAGCATAAGATCTGGCAAAGAATGGATTGGATGTGAGATCAACCAGGAATTTGTTGATACTGCCAACAAAAGAATAAAGGACGAAACAAAGCAAGTTAATCTCTTTTAGTTTGTCAAAAACCTTTAGACAATATCATATAACTTACCTCACATTAAAGTAATGATAACAGGAATTTGCGTATTTGTAACGGCGGTAGTGTTCTTTTACATCGGACATTGGATTACAGCCAGGTTAAGCAATCAGCCAACTGTCCTGGAAGACATAAAACGCGATAAAATTCAAAAGGAAGGATCTGATCTGATGATAATTGACCAGCTTTGGGATCCAAATCCGGATGACCGCCAATACGACGCTTAAATAGCAATAAAATAGCAATTAAAAAATGCCATTCAAACCAGGCCAATCAGGTAATCCAAAAGGCGGTCGCAAACCGAACGAGATAATCAAGAAATTTCGAGAGAATCCGAAGTGCTTGACCGTGATGAATAAGATTATAGCTGTCGCCAACACGCTTGGCACCAAAAGTGAGCACAAGGACGCAATGGTGGCCAGTAAGATCGTGGCTGACCGCGTAGTGCCAGTGATACGCCAGGACAAGTTGGATATTGACAGCAAGGTCAGTTATGGTATGGTGCTATTGCCGGCACGTGAGGATGAGGACGAGAAATTAGAGCTAACACCGGAAATCGTGAAAGAACTTGGCGGAGCCGACGCATAATGCCTTTTGAATGTGATAAATGTGGTGCCTGCTGCTAATGAACAAAGCTAAAAGCATAGTGTGGCAGCCTCATCCTGGTCCACAGACTAAGGCACTCAAGTCCACTGCCTACGAAACGCTATACGGTGGTGCACGCGGCGGAGGTAAAACCGAAGCAGGTCTCGGTTGGCTGCTCTACGATCACAAGGATCCTCAATATCGAGCTTTGGTCATCCGGCGTAATGCTGACGATCTGAATGATTGGATAGACCGTGCCAGACGTTTTTATACACCATTTGGTGCGGAAGTGGTAGGCAAGCCGACAGTGATCCGATTTCCGTCCGGTGCTATTATCAGAACCGGTCACTTGAAGGATGAATCAGCATATACCAAGTATCTCGGCCACGAATATCACAAGATTGTGATTGAAGAATTAACGCTCATACCGACACTGGATGACTATCTAAAACTTATATCGAGCTGCAGATCCACGTCGGATATAAAACCACAAGTATTTGCTACCACCAATCCAGGCGGATCCGGCCACCAATGGGTTAAGGAACGATTCGTAGATCCCAATCTGCCTGGACAATTATTTCCAGACCTGGAATCAGGACGGACAAGAGTTTTTATACCGGCACGGATATCCGATAATCCAACACTGATGGATTCCGATCCTGAGTATGTGAAGTTCCTGGATGCACTGCCTGACGAGCTGCGGAAAGCGTGGCGAGACGGCGACTGGAATGTCTTTGCTGGACAGTTCTTCAAAATGTGGCGGAATGATATCCACGTGGTAAAGCCGTTTGATGTGCCGGTGGAGTGGTTCAAAATGATCTCAATAGACTGGGGCTGGACTGCACCGTGTGCCGTTGGATGGTACGCCAGGTCGTTTGATGGCGATATAGTCAAGTACCGTGAACTGTATGTTACCGAGCGTGAACCGTATGGCCTGGCTCAAGAGATACTGGATCTGTCAAGTAATGATGATGTCTCAATGGCAGTCGGAGATCCGTCTATGTGGATCACTAACCCGATGAGCCGTAGAAACGATAAAGCCTATTCCGACAAGTCAATAGCAAGCCAAATGATATCAGCCGGCATACCACTGCTGAAAGCGAATAACGACCGTATATCCGGATGGACCAGGCTTAGACAAGTCCTGGATTGGCGTGGCGAGACGGCTGACGATGGATCCACTACCGTTACACAACCACCGAGATACCGCATATTCTCGAACTGTCTGAACACTATTAAACTATTACCGTCAGTCGTACATGATCCCAAGAAACCTGATGATGTGGACAAGAAATGTGAGGACCATATAGCCGATTGCGACCGGTATGCAATGATGCACTTACTGACACTGGAAGAACCAAAGCATAAAAAGACACAGCTCGGAAAAAGAATTGAAAAACTGATGCAGCCGGAACAGTACACCGGCGACTGGATGAGCAACTAAAATGGAGACTATGATATGCCTGTACAACCGAAAATGAACTTTGAAAACAAGAAACTTTATGACCGCGTGGTAAAAATGTTTGACTTTGCCAAGACACACCGTGACGCTATGACATCCAACTGGCGTAATTCGGAAGATCTATTATACGGCAACCACTGGAAACACTCGAAAATGCCGAGATACAAGTCCAAGATAACCTCAAACGCTGTATTTGAGGCCATAGAGACTATTGTACCGATTATTACGGCCAGAGCTCCGAAGCTGGAAGTCCTACCGAATAACGAGCAATCTATGGAGTATTCAGAAATGTTGGAAAGGCAGTTCGATCGTTATTGGCGTATGTTGAAAATGAACCGCAAGATCCGTGAGGCTTTCCGGAATATGATGTCTTACGGTAACGGATTTATGAAGTCAACGATGGATCCGTACACTGGTGAGATTGCAGTGGATGTGGTGGATGTGTTCACGGCATTTCCTGATCCGTATGCCAGCAGTTTAAGAGAGTGCGAAAAGACATATTTCATTCACGCACCAGTGATGTATGTATCTGATGTTAAGCGGGTATTCGGTGTGGATATAGCACCAGAAGGCAACCTGGACGAGTTCAGATCTCTTCAGTGGAAGGAACAGGTTGAGGCAGCACCAGGTGGTGGTGGAAGTACCATCAAGTCACCAATCGGTGACACTAACAATAGCCGTGTAGAGACACTGGAAGAACAAGGTACTGGCGGATATGCTTATTCCACCGAACAGGCTTTAATCATTGAGTGTTGGTATTATGACGATTCAGTGGAAGAAATACCGGAAACGATCACAATGCCAGATGGATCGGTGGTAGAATCAGAAAGCACTATGTCAATGCCGAAATATCCTGAAGGCAGAGTCACCATTATTGCACGATCAGAAAAGGACAAGATACTGTTTGATGGTCCGAATCCGTATGGAAGACTACCGTTCTTTATGAGCAAGAACTATTCAGAGTCAGGCTCATTTTGGGGTAGATCGGAAGCGAGCCAGGTAGAATCATTGATGAAGGCAGAGAATATGATTATATCACAGATAGTGGATAACATCAGGCTCACCGCTAATCCACAGCGTATAGTATCCAAGTCTTCCGGTATAAGACCGAACGAGCTGAACAACGAGCCTGGTAATGTGGTGTCACCAAACGCACCAGGACTGGTAGCCTGGGAAACACCGCCACCAATGCCGAACTATGTACTGTCGGCACTACAATACCTGGATGCTAAGATTGACAATATGACCGGTGTACAAGACGCATATCGAGGTAAGTCAGCGTCATCAACTGAATCTGGCAGGCACGCACAGATCTTGAGGATGCAGACCGTAGGCAGGCTGCAACCGAAGATGGAGGAAATTACCGAAATGATACAGGACATTGCCGAACATTGGGCGTATATCATTACAGAAATGATGGATCAGCCGATCACACAGAGAGTGAAGGATGATGCTGGTCAAATGGGATTTCAGACAACGGATCCCAGTGATATGAGAGCACAAGGTATATCCTCAAACAGTTTCGATTATGAGATAGCCGTAGGATCCACACTACCGCACGATCAACAGGCAGAGTTCCAGGAGACGATGATGTTGGCACAGGCCGGTATGGTACCACCGGAAATGGTGATTGATGCCAGTCAGTTCATCCGAGACAAAGGTAGAGCAAAGGACTTTGTTCGCCAGGCTATGAGCCAAGAACAGGCTGGTGGTGATGGAGCTATGGCCAACCTAACACCGGAAGAACAGCAGATTATGCAAGGAACTGATGAGGACGCTATTAACGAAGTGTTGATGAAGCATCCTGAGATATTGGAGGCTATGAACCAGGCACAACCACAATGATTTTATTTTGTCAAAAAGTTTTAGATAATAACCTGATTATTATGGAAAGTTAAAGAGTGATAGTACAAGAAATAGACAGGAGAGCAATATAATGTCAAACGGTAAAGACAAGAAGAAACTGAAAAAACATGAATTTACACCTCTGCAGCTGCGAGGGATTGAGTATTCACGAGCACGAATAGAGAGAGAACTAAAAGCAAGACGGGAAGGTAAGCAGGAGTATGGTGTATACGGGAAAAGAGAAAGAGAACCCAAAACCAGAGAATCTTCTCCAGAAGAAGAAAAGTTGGTGGCAGAAAATTTGCGATTAAGGAAGCTGGAAGCAAAGAAGGCGTTGAAGGAATATCGTCTTAAGAAAAGAAAGAAAACCGCAAAGAAAAAGAAGACAACAAAAACATTGGCTCGCAGACCAGCTCTTCCACATTGAAACAGCTGAAAAGCCTGAAAAAAGAAGGCATACAAAAAGATTTTGAAAAAGAGAAGAATCCATAATAGTTAAACAATGCCTAACACAGTGTCCAACGACCAACTGAAAGGAAAAGCATAATGGGTGATAATGATTTACGAAATGTAGAAATACCTGATGAGGAACTGGAGTCTATGGTTATTGAAGACCAACCGAAATCCGAACAGGCTGCAACAGTCGAGGATGGTGAGGCAGAAGCCGCCGCCGAGAACCAGAGTACCGAGACTGATGTAGAGCAGAGTGGCGAAACGTCGGCCAATGTTCAAGAATCTCCGGAAGCGGAGCAATCAACGAGCATAGAACTGGCGGAAGACGAGGAACTGGTGATTACAACACCAGATGGCCAAGAGTACACAGTGGGTGATTTTCTGCAAATGCAGGAAGACCTGGACAATGCTGGTAACTGGCGTAAGTCAAATACCGAAGCTGCACAGGAACTTGCAACGAAGGAAAAAGCTCTATCCAAAGTGTACGGCGACGCAGATCTGATGGATGCTCTCGACGATTACTTCGATGGATCCAACAACAATCCGTTACGCAACATGAAGCCAGAACCGTCTGAAAGTCAGTCTGACACGGTAGTAGAGTTTGCAAACCAGGCACCGGAAAGCTCCGACCTGTTACAAGTGCAAACTCGTTTAGAGCAACTTGAGCAAAAGGAAATAGACAGAAAGGTCGAACTGGAAGTTTCTCAGCTTGTAAAATCTTATCCTGAACTGGATGATCAAAAGGAATTGAGCAAGGTCATAAAACACGCTTTGGATATCAATGCTAATCTGGAAGTGGCTTACCGAGATCTTAATTTCTCGCAAGTAGCCGGTGAACTGAATAGTGTAAAGTCCAAACCGAAGGCCAAGAAAGCGATTCCTACCGCAAGTGGAACAGCGAAAGGTGCTAAAGCTACCGAATATCAGAAAATCGCGTCAGACTATGACGAGGCGGCACAACGTGCTCTGGAAGATTATATAGGAGGATAGTGTAAATGGCACTTTCCTATGACCAGATAACAGCCACGACTCGGAAGCATTTTATACCGAAGCTCGTTGACAATATCTTCACTTCCAATGTTCTAACCCACAGACTGCTCAAAAAGTCTAAGTCCGTATCCGGTGGCGAAAAGATCGTAGAACCTTTGATCTATTCTACCGGCACGACTGGCTTTTACAATGATTATGATGTCCTGGATATCTCGCCGACTGACGAGATTACCGCAGCCGAATATGACTGGAAGTTCGCTTACGCCGCAATTACCATTTCGCGGAAAGAAGAACTCCAGAACTCCGGTCCGGAACAGGTTATCAATCTACTGAAAGCCAAAATGCAGATCGCAGAGAAAAGCCTCAAGGATACGTTTGGTGACGCTGTGTTCAGCGAATCCTCAAACACTTCCAGTAAGTTCCGAGGTTTCTACGATCTTATTGAGAACTACAACGGAACAGTGGGTGGAATTAACTCAACAACGTACAGTTGGTGGCAATCACAGATTGACGATTGTGGAACTTACTCAACCGACCACACTGATTTTGATGTAATTGTGGACTCAAGTAAGGATGTTTACCTACCTAAGTTGATGCGGAAGATGTGGAGTGATTGCTCTGAAGATCAGGACAGTCCTACGCTTATTGTCACGACTCCGGTTATCTTTGATGCTTATGATCAATGTTTGTCCGATCAGAAACGGTTTGGAGCTTCAAGCAAGTCTCTTGCTGATGCTGGATTTTTGAACCTGCTCTATCGGAACGTTCCTGTTGTTGCAGATGCTCATTGTCCTGACGGACATATGTATATGCTCAATGAGAATTACCTGCAGTTCAGGCATCATAAAGACGAGTTCTTCCGATTCGAAGGTTTCCAGAAGCCCATAAACCAGAACGTGCGTGTCTCTAAGATATTTTGGGCTGGTGCTTTGACTTGTTCAAACCGCCGGTTCCAAGGTGTTATTAATGACTTGCCGACAAGCTACTAATCGAGGTAAATAATGGCTGCATCAGGAATTAAGCAGGTATTTAAGTCTTCATTAACAGCTAACGATTCTTCCGCACAGGAAGAATTGGGTGTTCTGCGTTTCGAGGCTGACGGAAAAGTTTATCGTTATGTTCGAGCTGAGGATCAAGCCATCGCCATTGGTGAGGTTGTATACCCAGGATCTGCTGATCCCGATGATTGGGAAGTAACAACTGATTACGCCGGTGGATCGGCGACCAGCAAAAAAGTCGTGGGCGTAGCTATCGGTACTATTACCGATGCTTACTACGGCTGGGTACAGGTTTCCGGTAACAGTGATATGGTAAGGACTGACGCGGGTGTAGCTGCCGCTGATGCTCTCATTGGCCATACTGTTGACGGTGAAGCTAGTACTATGGTAGCCGGCGAAGAACACTTGGTGTTCGGATTCGCTCTTGCTGCTGATACTACGATAAACAGTGAGGACGCTTGCGTGGCTCAGTTAGTTAGTATGCTCTAAAAGCTGTTCAGCGAAAAGACGGAGGTAATAGCCGTCCATAAGCTGATTTTCGGGTTGAAGGACGGTCTGGCTTGTCTGGATCGTCCGGATACCATTCTTATTAACATACATATTTGGAGGTCAGAAATGACAGGTAACGAAATGTTAGCAACCCTAGGTTTGCGATTAGAAGATCCTTCAGAATC